GAGGAAATCGAGGACCTAGAGGGCCTAGAGAAGCGTCTGGGCGTACAGGCCAAGATTAACCAAGCGCTCAAGTGGGCCGATCTCTACGGTGGGGCCGTTATTATCCCCGACCTACCCGGTAACAGCGCGAGCCCCCTACGGCCCGAGTCGGTCAATGGTTGGAACATGCGATTCCTGACCGTGCTTCACCGCTGGCAGATCAGCCCGCAAGGCCAGATCAGGAACCCACTCGACCCCAATTACGGCAAGCCTGAGAAGTGGCAGGTCCCCGTCCAGAATGGGGTCCAGCTGAACTTCCACCCGTCACGGGTCATCCTGGTCAATGGTCGGTCCCATGGGCACCAGACGGACATTTGGGGCAAGTCCCTGTGGGAGCATATGGCCGATGCGGTCCTAGCTGCCGATGGGGCCGCTGCGGTCATCTCCGCGCTGCTCAAAGAGGCCAAGATTGACGTTATTGGCATCGACTCCATGATGGACGGACTGGGCACCGACAAGTACGAGGCGCAGTTGCTAAAGCGCTGGCAGCTGGGCGCGCAACTCAAGTCCATTGCCAACGTGACACTGATCGACAAGGCGGACGAGTGGAACACCAAGACCGTCACATGGTCGGGTCTGCCCGAGGTCATCGAGCAGCTATTGACCATTATGGCCGGTGCTGCCGATATCCCCGTTACGCGCCTCATCGGTACGTCCGCCAAGGGATTGAACGCGACGGGCGATGGGGACTTGCGGAACTACTATGACGGCATCAAGGCCAAGAAGGACCTTAGCGTCTCCCCTCAACTGGCCCCGCTGGACGATATGCTCATTCGGTCCGCACTGGGCGACCGGCCCGATAACGTCTGGTACGACTGGAAGCCCCTGTGGCAACCAGACGAAAAGACCAAGTGGGAAACCGAGAAGCTACGGACCGAGACATTCGTTGCGGCGCTTGGTACTGCGGCCATTGACGAGGAAGTGCTGACCAAGACGTACCTGAACGGGTCGGTAGAGACCGGACTGTACCCAGGGATCGAACAGGCCATTGCGGACGCGGGTAACGAGGGTATCTCGGACCTGCCCGACGATCCGGCTGACCTAGAAGTGACCCCGCCGCCCGTGGTAGCCGACGCCGCACCGCGCACGCTGTACGTATCGCGCAAGCTGCTCAATGGGGCCGCACTGGTCAAATGGGCCAAATCGGTCGGCATTGTCGAGCCGCTAGACGCATCGGATATGCACGTCACGATTACCTATAGCCGCAACCCGGTGGATTGGCTCAAGATGGGCAACTCGTGGGACGAAGAACTGACGATCCCCAAGGGAGGTGCGCGTCTATTGGAACGCTTTGACGGTGGGGCCGTGGTTCTCGCCTTTGCCAGTAACATGCTAAAGTGGCGCAACGAGGAAATGCGCGAACAGGGTGCGTCGTTCGATTACGACGAGTACCAGCCGCATGTGACCCTGACGTACAAGGGGACTGATCTGGACCTGTCGGCCATTCAGGCGTATCAGGGTGAGCTACGGTTCGGACCTGAAGTGTTTGCAGAAGTAAATGAGGATTGGAAGAATGACAAAAATTGATAGTACAGACGACCAGCGTACCGAGAATAGCCCTGTGCGCCACCAGTATCGGGTCCTTAGCGACCATGAAAAGGCACAGATGACCCGCCTAAAGGACATCGGCGCGGCGTTTATCCGAGAGTGTGAGGCTATGGGTGGAGGTTACGTTAATCATGAGGCTCAGGCGCATCGTGATTTATCCCTAGCTGTCCAGCACGCCGAGGACGCGGTTATGCGGGCCGTGAGGCACCTGACGGCATGACCAACGTAACACTTATCCGCAAGGACGGTACGCGCCACAACCTCATCCGAGGCGATCTGATCCCGCGCGGCGTCAAGGTCATCCTGTCCGGCTCGCGCGTATTTGTCCGCAAGGGCTGGTGGGGCCGTACGTACGTTGAGGGGTACAGCACGCACGAGTACACGAGTGACTAACCTCGATCTCAAGGCCCTTCTGCGCCAACAGGGTCGCAAGCGCCCCCTGACCCTACGCGCCATCACGACCACACAGGCGCAGCAGCGGGCCTTGTACCGCCTGTACCTGCCCGTGGTGCAAGCGTGGGTAGATGGGTCCGAACGGATCGTTGCTGAGTATGGGCGCACGCTATCCCAACTGACCCTTGACTCCCCTTCGGATGTGGCTGAAGAGATTGCCGCTACGGAGGAGGGGGCCGTCAAGGCTACATTTGACTTCCGGTCCCTATTCCTCGAATGGGCGCAGGCGCTCAATCTCTGGCATGTGAACCGCATTGGCTCGCAACTGACCTATGCCACGGGATTGGAGCTAACGCAGTTCCTCGGGCCGGTTAATCTGACCGTTGAGGACTACCTAGAGCGGAACACCGCGCTCATCCGGGACATCTCGGACCAAGCGCGCGGGCGGATCGCAGATATCGTATTTCGTGGCCTGTCCAATCGTACGCCAACCCGCGACGTTGCCAAGGGGATTGCGGAAGCGACGGGCCTCGCTAGAAAGCGGGCGCTACGGGTCGCAATTGACCAGACGGTTAAGCTGTCCGCCGCACTGGACCGTCAACGCCAATTCGAGCTAGGTTTCGATTCGTTCCGATGGTCCCATTCGGGGAAAGTTCACTACCGACCGGAACATTTGGCGCGTGACGGGAAGGTGTTTTCGTGGGACTCGGAAGTGGCCAAGAACGACCCCCCAGGCTTCCAGCCGTTCTGCGGTTGCCGTGCCGCTGCGTATCTGGACCCTAACGAGGAATAAATAGTGACCGCCACAGGTGGGTGATTGTTCGTTAGGGGCTTGTGCGCAAGAGTGGACAGAGAATCCTTGGCGAATACCTCAGCCTCGGATCGGTAGACCCCCACGGACATCCGGTCGCGCAGACCGTGTTCGTTCTTAGGGTCAATCTCCATGCCCATGTAGTATTGCACCCCGGTACGCGCAATGCGTGCCGAGGCTGCTAGATAACCATCGTTTGTGATGCGCGTACCGTCTACGGTAACTTTGTCGGTGAACTGCATTACGGCGTAAGATAGCCGTAGAGGTCGGGGGTGTCAAGCTGGCTTGAAGGAACGTCCGTCCTTGATGGAAACCGCGTCCTCCACGTTCCAGCCTAGCCGAACAATCCGTCGGTGCAGTTTGCAGTAAGGCATATCAAAGCGCCTTGCCAATTCTGCCAGTGGGACCGACTCGCCACGGAATTCAATGTTAACGCTGTTCCGTCTGTTGGCGTTCTGCTCACTGAAAGTACGCCATGCGACGTTCCCCGGCTCGTAATTCCCATTGTTGTCTAGTCGATCCAGACTGTGTTGGGGGCTCGGTCTTGGTCCGACATGGGAGAGGAAAGCTGGGAAGTCATTGAGCCACAAGGGCGATACCTTAATACCCCTCCCTCCGTATGACGGGTACGCCTTGACTGTGGGAATTAGACAGCGGTTCTTCATGGCGTTCCAAGCGCGATACTCAGGCGTACCCACTTGGCCATGGGTCTTATTGGCTCGACCCATTCTTTTAGCGGCGGCAGACCGATTTGGCGAGGATTTGGCGCAGTCTTTGCACTGAACCGTGTTACCCCGTTTAGCCGAAAATTCAAACATTGAGTATTCGACACCGCAGTCACATCGAACCATGACTCTTGGCTGGCGCAGACCCTCTTTAAATGGTTCTGAGATCACAGTTATGCGGTGAAACCGATGACCAATGGGAAGCATGTTAAGTCCTTTCTTTAGGACCAAACTAACATTACAATTTCCATTGTGTCAACTACCGTAAGGGCCTAACGGTAACTCCCAATCAAGGGTCGCTCGTCGCAAGTGCTATTCCCTGAGCCGGGAAGGAGTGGTCTTGCTCCACTCTTCGGACGCCCATCGGGCGAATTACTGGTGTATGGGAACCATTCCCGGATCAAAAACCCCATATGGGGCCGAGCGGGCCGGACAACATGGTTCGCTATGACTACGCCTTAACACCCTCGGCTTTAAAGGTCCCGCTCGCTATGAAACTGTGTTAAATCGGGATAAAATCCAAGTAGAACTTATCCCCAATCGAATACTTACCCACCAGAGCAGGGTTATTGATAGTCATGGAAAGCGAAGCGTTAGGTGTGTACTTCGCGAACTGCTGATCCTCGTCGCTACCGTCCGCAGGGTATGGACTATCTTTGGCGGGGAAAGCAAACGTGAGGGTTTCGCTCTCGCCAGCTTTTACGATATTAGCGATCTTGACTTTAGCGCGCATGTTTCTTTCTCCGATGCTATGAAACTAAAGCCCCGACCGGACGAAGCGAGGAGGGGCACTTGGCCCGGTCGGGGAAACGCGCGCCACCCGGAGG